TATTAGCTGGTGCTGGTGTTAACAACATCCAATCAGATGAGCCATCATATGGTGCTGGCTTCTGCTGTATTGTCTGGTTATAGTTCCCTCCCCCTGCTGTACATACAAATGTCTGGCTATTATATGTAATTACATCTCCTTTGTAATAAGTAACTGTCGCACTAAATCCACTCTTAAACGCTAGTCCTGTCTGCATATATTGAAAAGACGCTGTAGCATCTTTTGGAGTCGAAGTATTAGAAGCGTTTAAATCTGCAATACATATAAAAGTTGAGCCATCATACTCAACAACGTCATCAACTTCGTATGCAGTTTGCGTAGTCCAAGTACCCTTCCAAGTAAACTTGAGTTTTCCTAAATCAATTTGTGCCATAATTAAATGTCAAGAACTAAATGTCCTCTAAGCATTTGATAATTTGAAATCGAAAACTTAGGGGCGTTTGGAGCAGTAGTAGATAATACATCTTCGCCTAAAAAGTAGGCATGACTAGCCCCATTTTGCACGAAGTCTTCTGCTTTGTAAACAGTTGTATCGCTGGCCTCATTATATGTCATTTGCAATGTTCCGTCACTTAGCTTTTTAAAACCTACAAATACTGACCTACGAGCTAAATTAACTGCCGTAACAGCCGAAGCTGCTGCACTATCTTTAAAGGTTTCAGCTTCATCCCTAAAGACTTTAGTTTCATCCCTAAAATCTTCAGCCTCATCTGCTGATTGGGCTGCTGCATTTTGAGCCGTATTTGCTGTAGATATACCTTGATTAAGTTGTAATAAATTAACTGCGTCTGTATCTTGTGTCGCTGTTTGTACATTAGTTATTTTTTTACCACCAGCATTAAAGTCTCCGACCATAGGTACAGAGCCATCTGTCTTAAGAAAACCAGCAATATTGTCATCTACATATTTTTTAGTTGTAGCGTCTTGTGGATTTGTAGGGTCTTGAACATTAATTATTGGGTTATTACTTGCATCTAGTCCTACAGGTGTGAAGTTAATACCAGCGTCTGTATCGTCTTTTGCCTCTTGTAATCCATATAGCAACTGCAATACAGCTGTATCGAGGTCAGCAGCTGTAAGAGTAGAGCCGTCAACAAAATCAACCAACGCATTAAGCAATGGCGTTTCTCTACTAATAATTATTTCTACTCCTGTTTTTGGAGCTCCAGATGTTTCTTGCGTAGCTGTAGCTACTGAATTTAAAGGAGAAAAAACAATAGTCGTATCATTGATATAGGTAAAGTTTGTGTTGGCTACCTGATCGAGCGATACGATAATGTGGTCTTTTTTGACGTAAGGAAATGGTATCTGGAATTGTACTGTTGTACTGTCACCAGTACCTTTAAATTGAGCAAAAGGCATAGCTAGGAATTAATAATTTCCCTCCATTCATTAAGACTAACATCAACTCCGTAAGTTGGTAAGCTATCTCTGTTGGCTAATCTCTTCTCCTTATCTTCCATGTATTTAATTGAGTTACTAATTTGCTTGCCGCTTCCTTGTGTATTTTGTGTATAAACCTTTATAGCATGTTCTTTATAAAATTTCGCTATTTCTTTTATTCTAGATAATTTAGTTAGCTCTCTTTCATTCGATATACGCTCTGGGAATTTTCTAGCTACTTGGCCAAATTCAGTAACATTTTGTGAAGTAGCGACTAAAGCAGGGTTAACGTCACGCATTAAAGAATACTTCTCATCTTGTGTAATTAAGTAATACAATGCTTCTTGGAATGTCATAGGCTGGCCAATACCAAAGAAGTCAAGTTTTTCAGATGTAAATATTCGTTTGAAATTATTAAATTCTTTATCATCTAATGGGTCGCCAATATTACTTAATATATTTCTGGAGATAAATCGTGGATACGCACCTTTGCCATGTAGTCTATTTAATTCTTTATAAATAACACCAGCCATACCAGAATCTTTTTCTTGTGTTGGTGTAAATGCTTCCATTGGATTAAGCATAGATAATATACCTCTATGCAATGGATTTGATACTCTATACCAATCATAAGAACTTGAATAAGTCATAGGCATACCAGTAATTTCATCTATTGCAGGGTCAAACAAGTAGCTTAAAAATGGTAACTGTGTACCTATTTCCTTAAATGTATTATCTATAAAACCAAACATACTTGGTAAATCGCTGTCTTCGTAAACTCTTCTTTTATTATCAACACCTCGTCTAAATGCTTTTAAGAATTGCGGTATTAATAAGCCAGTACCAATTTGTCTGGCATAATCACTCTCAGGTCTTCTAGCTCCAGAATAATAGTTAGTCATATCAGTATTACCCTTACTTAAATCCCTAAGTATTTTTAAAAGTTTATTTAAGTTTTGGAATAATGCTTTATCTAGCTGACCACCTACTACACTTGTTACTGTCTTTTCAGCAGCTTTGTAGTATCTAAGAAAATGAGCAGCAGCTACGATTGATACGTCTTGCAATCTTTGTATTTCATTATCCAGTTTCTGACCAGATAAACCTCTAGTCGAGTCATAATCTATTGGCATATAATCTTCTATTGGCATTTGCTCAAGCATATCTTTATAAGTTGCTGAGATAGAAAGCAAACTACCAAGTACGTCAAAAGCTTCAAGACTAAACCACTCACTATATGTGCCGTCACCCTTTCTAAACCTTATACTCCATGCTGGTCGTCTTTGCTCCATCATCATTTCTCTTCTTTGCCTGTTAAAACCATATCCACCAGTTACTTGTATTTGTCCAGATGCTATAAGAGATGCTCCAAGACCTGTTATGACTGTACCAGTAACCATTTCTCCAATAGCATTTTCTCTTACAAATAAATCTTCTGAATTTATATCTCTCCAAAAACTGTCAACTATAGGAGCAGTTATAGGTAACTGTCTAAGCAAACCCTTAATAATGTTTGTTGGAGTTCTGTTTACAGGGAACATAAGCCCAGTTAAAGGAATGTATTGTTGTGTTTTCTGAATACCATAAGGTATGGCATTTAAAGCTTTAGAGGGAAAAGCATCTATACCACCCATTGAATTGTTACCAGTAAAAGGTAACATTCTTTCTCTGGCTACATCAGGTAATAATTCGTTAGCTGCTGTTGTATCTACACTTCCACTAGCTGGGTCGGCTAGTTGCATGTACTCTTCTACAAAACGATGCAGTTCCATAGGGTCAGTTATACCTTTTTCCCTAGCTCTTCTAATAGCGTATTCTCTTGTTCTCTTATCTTTTTTAACAACTATATCGTCAGTAAAAGCTATATAATCAGATGTTTTTTGCATGCTATCAGAATTAAAGAAGCCGCCTCTAACAATATCTCCATTGGCCATCTCAACGTCTAGCATAGATTTTCTAGTTAGCTCTTCTGCTCTTAATTCAATCTCTCTAAATACTTTGGGGTCAGTAATATCTATTCCTCTTTTTACATAATCAAACATAATCATTTCTATATGTCTTATTTCTTCTTGGGCTATAGCTGAACCAGAGGTGATGAGAGTATCAAGTGCTGAGAACATACGGCTACTTGCTGTTCCAAATGTATTTAAAACTCTTTTAGTAAATATTTGCAATGCACCACTATCTGGACTTAACCACCATTCATCACCTTTTGCTTTCTCTATTATTTTTTGTCTTGGCTCTAACTCGACATTAGCTGGTAGGTCTGTTTGATTTTCGACCTCAAATAATTTCATTTTTCCTTCTGCCAAGCCTTTTTCATACTGACCTCTACCTATATTTCCAAAGTTAGTGTCATGCTTAAAAGCGTTCATCGCCAAATATAAAGACTGGAATAAATGTTTTTGCGATCTTATGTAGCCATTTAAACCTTGCAATGCCTGTCTTTGTTGTGCCATAAATATATCGTCATTCATCTTGCCTCCCATTGCTGGTAAGGCTGAAATCCCTGCTCCAATCTGTTTATTAAAAGGAAGCATGACTGCTCGATAGTTACTACCAACTGCAACCTTAGTAAATGTTTTTATTCCTAAAAATATGAAATTTCTAAATGCAGCAACAATACTGCTAGCTTTCATTGGTTTTGGTGCTTCTTGTAAATATTTATTGATATGCCTCATTATTCTTGCCCCATTGTCAGGGTCTGTTAAATATGGATTTATTTCGGATAATGCTTGCAAAATTCTTCTTGCTTCATCATTAGGAGTTCCATTCAATATGCTGTCATAAGTTTCTTTATCTAAAGCTTCAGCTAATACGTTTTTGCCATCAGCTAAAGCTGCTTGGAATGTCTCTCTGTTATATGTAACTTTTTGCTCGGCTTCTGGTGCTGGTGCAACCTTTGAACCAATAATATCATTTGCTCTTTGTACATCTGGAATGTAAATAATATCGCCTTCGAGTCCAATCTCTTCACCTCTTATCCTTATTCCATCAGCTGCATTATTTCTGATAAAAGTTTCAATAGCTTTACGTTGTTTAGCATTTAAACCTTTTCCTCCAATTATTGTATTAACTTGCATATCGCTTAAAATTTGTCTGATATTTACTCCAGCTTCAGCTGCATCAATAATGTTAGTTCTTTCAGTAGTACCTATAAGTGTTTTCTCTATCGAAGGGTCGCCAGTAACTGGTACTTCGCTTGATGTAAAGTATGCTCCTTCTCCTAAACCTTGATCTGTAGGCTTAATTCCATTTTCTAAAGCATCTTCTATAGATTTTATTTCACCAGTTAATCGAACATTTCTTTGTTTCGACATAAACTCTATAGATACTTGAGCTTCATTTAGTCTTACATCTTTACCCATCAGAGATAATCTTTGACCTGATGCTCTACCCCATTTTGCGTATGCTTGATTTAATTTTGTTGCATCTTCAAAAGTTGCTAGCAATAGTTGTGCATTTTGTGGGCTTTTATCTTGCATATAATTTAAAGCTGCCACACTAAACATTTCATTATTGCCATCTCTCATCATCTTGACTGCCATAAATGTTGCTAAGTCTTGCTGTGCAAATTGATCTCCCTTAGTTACTTTTCTAAAGATTTTCATTACTTCATCTACATTTCCATCTATATCCTCTATCAAAGCCATACCTTCGTTAATAAGCTGCTGTGTATTTATTGCTGGTAGTTCTGGAAACTCTTGGTTGGGCTGCATGATTGCATCGACCATGTTATCCATAGCTTGGTTAATGGTTTTATTTGCTGTTATAAAATTCTTGTTTGATGTAGGAATATAAAACTTAGCTCCCTTTGTTTGCCACTTTCTATTAATTAATGGTCGTCTTACATTACTCATTACTTCTTCTATAGATAACGAGCCGTCAGCTAATCCTTCTAAGTTGTCAGTAAATAAATTATTTAATTCATCTGCATCTATTTCAAACATTGTTTCATCTGTTCCTACAGTACCTAGCTTTGCTCCTTCTGGAGTCATACCTCTAGCGGCAATTTTGCCTGAGTAAGAATCGTCAAATAAATCTTGCCAAGTTCTAAATCCTTTGCCCTGTAAGAAGTTTTTAACTCTTACTACCATGTCATACACTTTATCTAATACCTTGCCCCATTTACCAACTTTCTTGTCGTATACAGTTAATGCCTCTTTGTAACCAGATGCAGCTGTAGTAACAACTTCCTCGAAAGATAATGGCTTGTATCCATTAATTCCCATAATCTTATCGTGCATCTTAGGTTTAACTAAAGCAGCTAACTCTCTTAATTGTTTTTCAGCACCCTTAAGTAACGCATGTTCTTGCTTAGTAAAATATCTTTGGAATAATCTATGGAATGATTCGTGATATGCAGTCTGAGATATAGCACTAAAGTTAGCAAAATCCTGACCATGTATCATAGATACAACTATTAAGTCTTTAAGTGGGTCTTGCCCTGCTCTATAGAAACCTCTAGCAGCTATTTTTGTACCTACTGGAACTCCATAGGCTGCGGCACTCTTAGCATTATGCTTAGTAATTATAGGGTCAGATACTAATTTAAAATCAATACCAGATATTTTTTCAACTTCTTGCATTAAG